ATTGTAATATTGCATGACAAGTTGCAGATCACCATCTTGTTTTTTAGCCCATTTCGACATACGTCTTGCGGGTCTAACTATATTTAGAAGATAGTGGAATTGGGGCTTATGATCCAAAATATGGTGTATATTCATATGATTAGCATGCATTACAGTATCCGGAAAATACGATAAAGCACGGTTTACGACAAACGGAACGTAGCTTGACTCAGCAAGTTCATCATTTTCCGTACCAGTCATCATATCTTTCTTCGATTGACTGTTAATAGCATTTACAAAGTCAAAAGGACTCATAGCATCCTTACTAATCCAATTGTATCGATTGAGACGAGAAGCAGATAATTAGCAAGCATACCAAACGATTTACGAGTATGGGCAGCCCAAGCATACATAGCGCAACCGGCAATCCAAATAGGGTATAGGATAAGAAGTGGGGGGTTGGGAACGGTGAGAGCCATAGTGATACTGCAACCAATGCTAATAGCCCAAGCACAGAGTTCAACCAAAAAACGTATTCTATTGCTTTTCCAGTCATCTCTAATCCACTCCCAAGTTGTTAGTAAGATATCATTCATAATCATTTATATCAATATTTGTGTCTAGGAATATGGGAGTGTATTCTCCAACATACGAACCTACAACATTATATTCCATATGCTCTACTGCCTCCTCGTGAGTCATTCCATCTCGCGTTTGGAGGATTGTTAGACATTTGTCATAGTCATAAACAGCAAGCAGCTTAGAATGTTGATGTCCATAACCAATCAACGCCTCCTCAAAGCCATCAGCTAATAATGTACTCATTATTTAAACTCACATTCTACCATGCATTCAGTTAGAAACGCTACCATGTTAATCTCACTATCAGCAACAAATGCTTGCTTGTATTGATACTCAGCAATCAAAAGTACTAACTGGGGAATAGCAGAGGCCTTGAAATGATCTACAGACGCATCATAAAACTTTCTGAAAAGAACAACTGGATCTGTATCAAGATTCTCTCCAACCCATTTACGTACGCTTGTAAAGTCTTTAGACTTCATGAAGCTAATAAGCTCTTTAATACTTGTATCCTGCACGCTAACAAGGATACCGGCATCAATCATGCCACTTGCTCCATACCTCTGAAGTTCATTCAATGTACGACGGAAATCAGGAAAGTGTTTTTCTACTACAGCAGCTACTACTTTTTGATCTGCTGTAATATTTTCTACTTTTAGAATTTCATTTACGCGCTTGAAAAAAGTAGCAGCTAGCTTTGGCTTCTCTTTTGTTGGGATTTTAAATTCGATAACACTACAGCGACTGTGCAGTGGCTCGATGATTCGATTCTTAAAATTACAAGTTAGAATAAATCCACAGTTCTTACTAAACTCCTCCATAAAGTTACGGAGGGCTGGTTGAGTGGAGTTAGGATTTAGATAATCTGCCTCATCAAGAATAACATACTTGCGTCCCCCTGTTAGAGACACGCTTGAGGCAAAATTAGCAATATCATTACGTAATGTATCAATATTGCCATGCATACTGCCGTTAATAATAATATAATCACAACCAAGCTCCTCTAACATAGCTCGGGCAATGGTAGTTTTACCAGTACCAGCTTTACCAGATAATAAGAGGTTAGGTATTACTTTATCATCAACAAATTGTTGGAACGTTTGCTTTAATTCAATTGGCAGTACAGTATCCTGTATTGTCTTAGGCCTATACCGCTCTACCCACAAAAAGTGGTCATCCATCATAATATAACTCCTCAATAAACTAATTACTCGTGTGTGTTAATTCGAGCTCTTAGCTTTTCCATGCTTTGTTTTATTTCTTCAATACTGCTTTGATTTTGCTCTACTCTTGTGCTAAGATTTGCTAACAGCTCTTCTAGTTCATATAATTCTTGTTCGACTTCTTCATTCACTATACTACTCCTTAGCTTGTTTGTCAACTTTTGCAAACTTTGCAGTTTGTTGATAATACTCGCACTCAATTGCAAATCGTTTGAACTCTCCTCGCTTTTGAGGATCAGTGTATGTTGCTAAAATTCGCTTGGAAGATTTACTTAATTTAAACGTAGAATTTAGTTTCATTAGTTAGCCTTAAATGATGAAGATGATTCAGCAACAATCCAATACTCAATGTCATCGCCTTTAAAATGACCAATCCCTTTACTGGAAATGCACACTTCATAATCTCCAGCAATAACTTTAATGTTTTCCGACTTAAAGATCATCTTAAACGTATGAGACGTTGTGCCAACTTTAATAGCAAATGTATCAGCGCTTGGGTTTTTAGAATCTACAGCCTCTACCGTAATGTCGCTTCCATTACCTACAACTCCAATTTCAGGCATCTTTAAGATACCCATAGCTTTCTGTACACGGTCAAGCGTTGCAGCTGTAAGAGTAAATTCAATCTCAGGATCTGTGACCTGAGGTGTCTTCTCCGGAGGCAACGCAATTGCACGTGGATCAGCAAACGTATAATTAACACGCTGCTGGCCATCGCTAATTGTCATAAACTTTTCTTCAACTTTAAGAGTTGGCTTTTCAAACAAACTCATCACGCTTAGAAATTTACTCAAATCAAAAATTGCAAATTGTCCTTCTACTTGCTCACCTAACTTAGCATGAGCAAGGATTGTTTTATTAGGCGATACTGTTTTAAGAACATCGCCTGGTTTAAACTGGATCGAGGGATTAATCGATGCAAAGTTCTTGAGGATAGAAAGGGTTCTGCCTTCAAGTTTCATAATATAATTCTCCTTAATTACTTCTTAGGTTTATTCAGCTTATTAACATCAGCTGTTGCAGATGCTCCAATTGAAGCAAGGTCTGCCAAACTACCACCAAACACATAACTACCAACGTGCTGTAATTGCATCCATGGACAGAACCATACACGAGCTCCCATCCGTTCTACGTTATAACAGAACATATAATCTTCTGATAGGTAACGCTTCGATGAATGTTGTTCGCCATCAATCATCTTCTTAGCAATATCTTGCAAACCTTCTTTACCAGCTGCAACGTCTGCTAACAATTGATGTAGGTTCTCATATCCATAACCACGATCAATTACGCAATCGAAGTAGGCCATAATCTCACGTGTACCATCAAAGTGCTCGGTACGCACATGGTCAGGTTTGTAATGTAGATGTGGGTATGCCTTTTCGTAGTCCTCAAATGTCTTACGACGAACCATCATAAAGCCTGTACCAATCTCCATCACTTCTACTGGAGCTCCAATAGGAATTTCTTTTTGCGAGCCTTTAGGATTAAAGACATAATCTCCAACAAACTTCTCTAACACATTCGGATCTTTGTCCGCTACACCCTTATCGACTGCTTGTTTAATCTTTTCCCACGAAATACATTTCTTCGGATATGGTCCACCCATTACATCATACTCCGACTCATCCGTCATCATAGCTAACAGGGCAAGTACATCTTGGGGATTAAAACCAATATCAGAATCGATGAACATTAAGTGTGTTGCGCCACTACGCATAAATTCATCTACGCAATAGTTACGAGCTCGTGTTATTAACGATTCGTTAAACAGAAAATACAACTGAAGGGGGATTTGATACTTTGCGCAAATTGCAGATAGATCGGCAATCGAACGAGTGAACATGCCTGCGCACTGGCCACCATACATTGGAGTTGCTACAAACAGCTTACGTTTTTGCAACTCTGCAATTTCAACTTTAATTTCCATTATTATTTCACTCCATATTTATTATCATGTAATTTGCCGACACCATAGTCGCCATTGTATGTATGTAACGCTTCAGCATTAAAACTTAAATATTGACCGATGCGAGTACCTTGTTTAATTTTCGCCGTGCCCACAGTAACGTGAAGCACACCAGCCATGACGCCATGATACCCACTGTCGTATAGACCAGATGTAAGAAACAAACCATTACGATTAAGAGTAGAACGAGTGATGACCCAACCTGCTTCCGCTTCACCGACATTAATAACATTCTCCATGACAACCTCATACTCCCCCGGCTCGAGAACAAAATACCCATCAGCATCCGGTGTAAGCTCTGGTTCAGTCCCACGGTGGTGTTTATGATCGTTTGAAATTTGGAATACATCTTTCTTAATTGGAAATACTTTACCCAAACGTAAATCTACAGCGTTTGGTTGTACGTCCCCCTCCTGCACGTTTGTTAAGGTTGATTTAGAGCTTTCGCCCATTATATGTTTCATAGCCACTTCCATTCAGTTAGTTTTTTATCAAATATATGCAACACCTGAGTATTAAACTCCTCAAGTGTCGTTTTATTCTCAATGATTATATCACAAATATTATTATTAAATCCACGCTCTGTAATATGAGTGTCAATTGTATTGCCAAGGGGTCGATCAATCTTAACAATCTTAGCTCCAAGGTTTTGTAGATGTATAAGTTCATTATCAAAACGAAGATCTGTAATAACCCAGATTGCACTATCGTCTGATGCAATCCTTTCATCCACATACTCTACAAACTGGTTGACATCGTATCTCCGCATCAACATACCTATTTCACGAACTACATGGCGGCCTTTTACCATTCCATTATTGAACTGGATTGTAGAGCGTTTAAACGCGTCATACTCCATAATTGTTTTGAGACCAAATATCTTAATTACTTCATGCTTTATAGGATCTGCAAATGCTACTCGGCGTAAACGACGGTCAACAGGAGCATAATATGCATCAATAAGGATATCTGCTACAGTATCCTTACCACATCCCTTAGCTCCAGTTAATGCAATTATTTTTGGCATAGACTATTAATGTATCCAATGTTAAATTCTACAGTGCTCATCATAGACGGCACTTCATGTTTATAATCAAAATTTACTTCTTCTTCTATCTTACCATATTGTAAGCCAGAAGGAGAACGATCGAAAGGTACACCATTAAGACCAGCCCATACAGCAGCAGAAGAATCCCACGAATAGATGTATGGATGGTATTCTTCCAAAAGTTCAATTTCATTAGGACCATCCGTCATCCCCAAACAATGAAACTTCTTAATGGATTGTACAGAACGTAGATGGCCTGCTGCATCAAGAGCCTTAAACATTTTCCAACGAGAAAGAAAACGTTGCAAAGCATATCCTTTATGTCGCTCATTACCATTATGCTTCGATTCATCTACTTGAAAGGCAATAGGACAAGTTAAAATAGATACACCAACTAAATCAATATCCGGATTTTCAATTGCCCATTCAAACGATTGTAGTACTCCATTCATGTCTCCAAACTCACCTTGTGGAACAAAGAATGTACCAAACCCTTCTGCTTTAAGTTCAGGAATTAGTGCGTTTGCTGCACTAACAGTCTTTGACCAATGTTCTTTAGGATAGTCAGACATTACAATGACATCTGCTTTACACTTCTTACCCATCTCTACCAACTTTGATGAGTCATACATTGGCCGGCCTTGCTTAAACATCTCAAATGCTGAGTTGTCCATAATCTTTACTTTACCATCATTGAGATTGGCATAGTAGTTTGCATATGTTTCATCCTGCTCAACTAAATGGGCAAGGAGAAGATGCGTACCGTTTGTTTTGGTAAATCGATCTAGGAAGTGTGTTGGAGCAATGTGGCAAAACTTAATTGGATTGCTTATGTTTTTGTCAAGCACAGTCATTTAATTTTTTCCTCATCTTTTCAATTTCATCTTTTAATTCTAGCTTTTGCTTCTTTAATTTTCTAATAATAAAATCTTCACCGTGATGCTTTGTTTCTTCCATAACACGCTTATCCAATTCATTGTGTTGATGTTCAAGGTGGGTTATGTGATGCATTATTTTTTCTTTTGTAAGCATTATTACCTTTCAAAATAAATTCGACAACCATTCTCTCCATCTTCTGATACTTCGATGCGAATAGCCCGATCAGGCCATGTTACTGCAATCTTATCGTATAAGTCTTTTGCAATCATCTCACACGATTTAAAATCTACGGAAAGTGTTCTCTCACTATACCAGCTTTCTAATATTCTTTTCAACTGGATAAACTCAACATCTCGATCATCATGAAATACTTCCATTTCAACGCGGAAGTGGAAGATGTGTCTGTGTGGAGAAGCAAGAAAGCTAACATCTAACCAATCTCCTGTAGCCAATTTTGGATCGGTTGCTGCTGCTGGATAGCGGTGCATTCCTTCTTTCTGAAAGGTAACCCAGATAAAGGAACGAGGCATAGGACCTGTCTTAATGCTTGACATAGTACCAAGTGGTAAATTGATAGTCATACTACCATCAGGTTCATTTACAATATTAGATATACTTGCATTAGGCGTGCTCATACTTTTTTAACCTTCCACGATGTATAAACAATTCTGTTACGGTACGTTTAATCTCAAACTGATTATACTTGTTTAATGGTACATTGTCAAGACTGGCAATGTATTTCTTCATATCTCTACGATCATACCATGTCATCCAACCAGTGTTAGGATTCACATGCCAAATACGATCGCTTGTTTTTTCTTTACTTAACAACCAACCATCTGGGTTCATATCAATTTTAATTGTACCATAGTCATCTTGGTAAGATGTTCCTGTCTTAACATCTACTGTAAAGTAGCGAGCCCAGTTATGTTTTTTAAGAGAGATATCAATGCCAGCTTTTTGCAAGGCAAAGTCAGCTTCATGATCAATAGTACTATAACCACTCCATGAATTAATTTCTTCTAGTACATCAAGCTCACCTTGACGACCTAATTGTACATTTTCATTATCCCCAAACGCTTCTGCTAGGGTTGGTGTCCATTGGTTTGTAATGCGATCAGACATAAAACTCCATAATAAAAAAGCCCACATCCCAAAGAGGGATGCAGGCTCGTATCACATACTACAATTAAGCAGCGGTTGTGTCAAATGCACGTGCACCAAATACTTGGGCAGCCAATGCAACCATTGAACGCTTAGGTGTACCTAAACGATACTTTTGAGTCTCACGACCTTTAGTATCAACACGGCGGTTCAAATAGATGGCATAACCATCACGACGCAACTCAGAAACAACTTTAGTTGGAGAACCAACTAGGAACTGAGATGCAATTTGTTTAGCCGTCAACTCACGACCTTCTTTAAGAACAGATAAAATTTTCTGCTTTTGATTCATATAAAACTCCTTCAAGTTAAAAAACATATTTCTGGATAGCCAGAACATTCATATTATAATAATACACAAAATAAGTCAACTGTTATTTGCTATTGACCAAACGTGCAATGTTCAAAAACTCACGTCGTACTTCAGAATCAGGTTCTGCAAACTTTCCTCGTGTAGAAAGAGTTACAGTAGAAGAACCGGTGTCCTGAATTCCACGACTTTTAACACAATAATGTTGAGCATCAATATAAACAGCAACGTCGGCGGTCTCAGCAATAAAGGAGATTGTTTCACAGATCTGTTCCGTCAATCTCTCTTGTACTTGTGGACGCTTTGCAAAGAACTCTACAATACGATTTAACTTGGATAAACCAAGAACCTTTGCATGAGGAATGTAAGCGACAGTTGCTACACCATCAATAACAACAAAATGATGTTCGCAGTTAGATTGGACGTTTACATTCTTCTCACAAACAAATGAGTTCCTGTAGTCCATCTTATTTTCAATTGCAGTGCATTTTGGAAACTTTGTATAATCTAAACCCCAAAAGATTTCATTAACATACATCTTTGCTACTCGCTTTGGAGTATCCTCTAACGAGTCATCAGTCAGATCAAGACCAAGAGCCTCCATAATCTTTTCAAAATGGGGGATAATAGCATCGATCTTTTCTTCGTTATTGGATAGTACTTTTTCAGTAATGGGAGTTTCCAACCCCTTAGATACTAAATGCTTGTGTACTTTCAAGCCTAGTTCAGCATTATTTTTATGAACTGGATGTGACATAACTTCCTTTCAGATTTGCGGTGGAAAGGGCAAGGACCACCAAAGAAAAACCCTTGGTGATATACTTATAAAAAAATAGCACCATATTGATGCTATTATA